GCAATGGCGCGGGGTAGCGCATCGCATGAAGCTCTCGCGTTTGCGCCGCGCTCGCCGCTGCCACAGGTGCAGGGAAGCTTGCCTCGTCCTCTGGAAGGCCGCCGACAGGAACGGCTGGGCCGAGCATTGCGACTCGTGCATGGAGAAGCTGTTGGCCACGCCCGAGACGATTCGCGAGGTGAAGGCGTGATCGTCGGCAGGCTCGAACTTTGGAGGTCAAACTTTGACGTTGGCGTTATGCGTGCGTGCTGCGGCTGTGCCACGGTATCGATTGGCTGGGTCAGGATTACGTGGACGTCCAGAGATTGCGCGGGGGCCAAGTGATAACCGTCACGCTGCCCATACGGCTCGTATCCGAGGCCAACCGCCGCGACCATTGGGCGGCGAAGGCGAAGCGCGTGGCCTCGCAGCGCCGGCTGGTCAAGATGGCGCTTTGGGCCAAGACGCGGATGTGCCGCGTGTACGAAAAGTCGCTGGCAGGATATGCGTACGAAATCACGCTAACGCGCATTGGCCCGCGCACGCTCGATAGCGACAACATACAGGGTGCGTTTAAGGGAGTCCGCGACCAGATAGCCGAGTGCATCGGCGTCGACGACGGCAGCCCGCGACTCACATGGGTATATGGGCAGGAGAAATCCGGGCCGAAAACGTACGCGATTCGCATCCAAATCACGGCGGGCGGTGGTATATAGACCGGCGAGCAAGGAGAGAGGCCAATGAGCGCAGGGGAGTACGTTCCGTTCGAGAAGATATCGCGGCTTCGGCGCGAGTGCGTGGTCACCGAGAAAATTGACGGCACTAACGCGTGCATCTTCGTGCCAGAGGACGGCGGGTCGCTAGGCGCAGGGTCGCGAACGCGGTGGATAACGCCCGAGCAGGACAACTTCGGCTTTGCCGCCTGGGTGCAGGCGCACGCCGAGGAGCTACGCGCTCTCGGGCCCGGAAAGCACTTCGGCGAGTGGTGGGGCGCCGGTATCCAACGGCGCTACGGCCTGACCGAGAAGCGCTTCTCGCTGTTCAACGTCGCCCGGTGGAACGCGTTGACGCCGCCTCCGGATTGTTGCCACGTGGTGCCGGTGATCGCCCGACTGCCGACGTTCGACACGAACGAGATCGGTCACATCGTGCACAAGTTGAGCCTTCAAGGGAGCCTGGCGGCGCGTGGATTCATGAAGCCCGAGGGCGTCGTTGTTTACCACATGGCGAGCGGGCACCTGTACAAGCAGACCATCGAGAAAGACGACGCGCCGAAGGGCGCGAAGGAGAGAACATGAGCGCAATCCGAAGTGCAATCAATCTACTGACCAACGAAATCGACGCGCTCATCAAGGCGCGCAAGGGGCTCGAGGACCACGAGATGGCGACCGCGCCGGGGGAGGGCATCAACGAGCTTGGCAATAAGATTTGGGGCTCAGAACCGAAAGTGCGCGCGTCGCGCAAGACGAAGGTCATCGCCGTCGATCCGAAAGCGAAGCGCGCTCGCAAGACGGGCCCGAGCAACGCGGCGAAGGTTCGCGCGGCGATTGCTAACGTCGGCGGCGTCGCGGACGCGGCGCACATCCAGCTCGCCACGAACCTGACGATGGCCCAGGTGCGAAGCGCGCTGCAAGGTCTCGGTAACAGGGGCGAGGTAGAGACGGGAAGCAATCAGGACGACGTCACGGTCTACTCGCTCAAGACGACGGTCGACAAGGCCGAGAAGGCTGCGGAGTAATCGTGGCCACCCGAGACGGACGCGCGGCGGACGACTTCGGCCCACTGGCCCAGCCGGCGCCCGGGTCGGGCACGCCGCAGCCGGCCCTCGACGGCCGCGAATACTGGCGACGTAGGGCGCTCGCCGCGGAAGCGGCGGTTCTCGAGCTGCGGCGCTACGTGGCGGCGCTTGAGGGCGTGAAGTGAGAAGGTTCATGCGCATGCTTCGCGTGGGCCTCGCCTTGGCAGCGATCGGTGGACTCCGCGTTCGCCGCAGCATTCCTCGATTGGCCGAGGTGCCCCATGTGCAGGAAGCCGGCGAGGGCGGTCAAGCAGGAATTGTACGTCTCACCGCTGCTGGGGGAAGTATGCACGCTGCCGAAAGACCTAGAGCCCGAGGCGAATGCGGAGTCTGCGTTTCGCGACATGGTCTTGGCGCGTAGCCGCGGCGCGTTCTCTGTCGAGGCTGAAGCTGTCGTCAGGCACATGGCGGACAGGACGTTCGTCTCCCCGCCAGCGTTCATCGGCAACCTTGAACCGATAGACCTCGGCCCCGAGTACCTCGAGTCGTCAGTCAAGCAATTCGCCGAGCAATTCGAAGACCCTTCCGATGAGCTCGCGAGCAAAGCGAAGTTCTTCCGGGAGCTGTTTGGCAAGCACCTCGACGTGCTCGCCGAGTGCATCGGCGGCGATCAGCCCGTGGCGCCGTGGCTCACGAAGAGCGGCCACAAGTTCGCGGAGTGCGCGGAGTTCGTGCGCGCGCAGATAGCCAAACATCATGTTCCTGGCGATGATCTTCTGCATCTTCTCCTGGAAGACCTTGTGGCCATCCAACGAGGACAGCTCGCCGAGCTGCACTCTGAGCTAGAGGACGCGGTACGCCTGGTGTACGAAGCCCGCGCCCGCGCCGCCGCGCTCGCCGACAAGCTGCAGCCGCAGGCCGACGAGAACCGCGCGCTCTTGGCCGAGAACGCCACGCTGCGCCGGAAGCTCGAGCGGGGTGGACGGTGAAGGTCGACTTTGCTCCCGACCCGGTCAATCACCCGTCGCACTACAACAGCCACCCTTCCGGCGTGGAGTGCATCACCGTTACCGAGCACATGAACTTCTGCACCGGCAACGCCGTCAAGTATCTCTGGCGCGCCGGAGAAAAAGGGAGCCTGCTTGAAGACCTCAAAAAGGCGAGATGGTACATCGATCGTGAGATAGCGAGACTCGAGCGGGGTGGACGGTGAACAAATATATATTCTGTCTGGCCGTCGCCGTAGTCGCGAGGGTCTTGTCGCTGTCGGCATACTTCGCCGCCCGATACTCAAGGCGCTGGTGAGGAATGTACGGCTCGTCGAATACGGCCAAATACTGGCGCAGAAACGGAGGCGCCAGTGTTATCGCTGGCCCCGTAGCGCCCGAATCGCCTTCCCTTGCGCGTCCTGGTCGAGCTCCAGGCGAGTAAGCCGGGCGTCAAGCGCCTCCGCGTCCTCGCAGTCGTGCATCTCGGGGTGCGCGCGCCGGAGCCGTGACAGGTTGACCCGCCACGTGCGCGGCCCCGAGCGGTAGATCCACGTCACCGGCCCGCGTGCGAGGTCCTTCTCGCGGAGCGCCATCAGGTGGCGAAGCATTACACTTCGATGCTTCCCCGCACGCCGCGCCAGCTCGGGAATCGTGAGCCCAATGTGCAGCGCGCCGCTCATGGTCGTCGACTCCGGCGACATAGATGGATGACCTGGAATACCACGGCTCCCAGAGCCGCAACGATGGCCCCCAGGGAAACGATGTTCTGAAGCACATGGTTCATGGCGCCACCGCCGCCGCACGCGTCTCGGCGTAGGCGTCCAGCAGCGCCAAGCGTGCCGCCCGGGCCTGAGTAAGCGCCGTCGCTACCCATCGAGGAGCACGCTGCCGTGGCGCCTTGGGGTTCGGCCGCGCCGCGCGATCGGCGAAGTCGAGCACGTCGAGCCAAGAGCCAAACTCGCCGCCGTGCGCCGCCGCGTAAGCCTCGGTAGCCGCCTCGCTCCGGAGCGCCAGCCCCACCAGGGTCAGCGACTCGCGCCCGTCGTCGGTGACCGGCCAGAGCACCCGGAGGTGCGGAGGCCACTGCCGCGATTCGTACAATGCCCGAGCGCTCGCGCGAAATGCCAGCGGCAGAGCCCGCCACGCCGGCGCCACTTGGTACCACCGTCGAACCGCCTCCCGTCGACGCGGCGCGTGGAGTCGTTCGAAGAGAGCCCAAATCATCTCGGCGTCGTAAGCCACCACCGAGCCCGGCTCATAGCCCTGTCCCCTTCGCCCCAGCGCCGACTCCATCACCCCGTGCCACCATGCCAAATCCGCCTCCGCCACGATACGCCCTTTTTCCACGTGCCACCTCGAGCGCTTGCGAGGCTGCTGGGCTGACTGAACCGTCGACGTCGTGCAATCTGCCATAGACGTTCGCTAGCACGGTTTCGTCCGGTGAGCGAGAAAGTTGGCGCAAGCCGGCGCAAGTTGGAGCGGATTTGCCACCGCTTAGGTGGGGGTGTCCAGGTCGGCTCGCGCGCGTGGCCTCTCCTCCTTGGGCGACGGGCTGGCCTGCGACGCCCCATTGACCTGCGCTTCGCGAAATCGTCAAGCTCGACCGAACGAGGAGCTTGACAGCGCTTCGCGGCGCGCCTCTTCTGAGAGAGCTCGCTTCGAGCGAACGAAGAAGAAACACTCTAGTCTGATCCAAGTCGACAACGTAGCCGCGAGGTAGCGAGGGCTTGAGAGGACGGACGAACACTTGCGAAGCGGCGCTGCCCTCGATGCAAAGCGCTGCGATACGGCGGACGGAGAAAAGACGTAACGCGTAGCCTAGCCCCGAAAGGGAGCGCCCGGTGACCGACGCAACGGACCGAACGGACCAGTGCAAGTGCGGCTGGCGAACGCCGGCAAACGTGCACGTCGTGGTCACGTCGCTTGACGGGATACACGTGCTCGACGCCATCCGGTACGATTGCCCCATGTGCGGGGCGCCGCGGAAGATTGGGCTGAGGCATGGTGGCCCGGACCCGAAGGCGGATTGACACTAGAGAGACGGGAAACGCGACTAGCGGCACACATGTCCGACGACACCAAACAGAACCGGAAGCGGCGCAAGCCACAACCGGACCTGCCTCAAGCGGCGGTAGCTAACTCACGCGCGCGCGTATGCCCCGGGATTGACTCGTCGGTGATCGACCGCGTGGCCTGGTGCCGGCACCTTATGTCGTCATGGGAGTGGTACGGGACGCAGACGCGCCGTGATCTGTCGGCGGCCTGGGGAGTATCGGAGTCCGCTATCAAGCAATACTCGTCCGAGGCTTCGCGCTCGCTGAAGCTTAGCGACGAAGAGCTCGCGACGGAGCGTGCGGCTCATGCGTCGAACGCCGAGCGCATTATGTTGGACGCGTACTCTCGGTGCAACAACATCACCGGACTGCCCGACTACAGTAGTGCGCTGAAGGCGAACGAGCAGGCGGCAGCGTTTAAGGGGCTCGAGCTCAAGTCTAAAGTGGAGCTAACGGGGAAGGGCGGGGGGCCGGTCAAAGTCGAAACGGCTGGCGCTTACGACGACATCTTGAGCGCCCTAACTAGGCTCGCCACGCCAGCCACATCGCCGCAAGTGGAGACCGGACCCGAGGTCGACGCCGTCGTCGAGGCCGAGGACGGCCAAGCCAAGTGATCAACGCGCAAGCGCTTGCGGCCATGCCGCCAGCGGAGCGCGAACGCATCATACGGAGCCTTTCGACGGAGCAGGTTCGCCGGCTCAAATACGCCTGGCGGTTCTGGGCTCGGCCACCGCAGATCGAGCCCGTTGGCGACGACTGGATCGTCTGGCTAATCATGGCCGGCCGCGCCTTCGGCAAGACGCGCGCGGGCGCCGAGTGGGTCATCGAACGCGTCAACGCGGGCGCGAAGCATATCGCCCTTATCGGGCGAACGTTCCCCGACGTAGTCGACACGATGATCCAGGGCGAGAGCGGGATAATCTCCCTGTCGTCGCCGGACAATATGCCGGTCCACGTGCCGAGCAAGCGCCGGCTTATCTGGCCAAACGGCGCCGAAGCAATCACGTACACGGCCGAGAAGCCGGACCAGTTGCGCGGCCCTCAGCCGGATACGATCTGGGCCGACGAACTCGCCGCCTGGTTTCGGCCGGCGATGTGGACTCAGGTCGAGTTTGCGCTGCGCTCAATCAAGAGCGGGCTGAAAGCGCGCGCATGCGTCACGACGACGCCGCGCCCGACGAAGCTCGTTCGCGACTTGATGGCCGACCCGACAACGGTCGTTACGCGCGGGTCAACCTTCGACAACGCGGCCAACGTGGACCCGGCGTACATCGCCAAGCTCCGTCGAAACTTCGACGGCACCCGCATCGGCAGGCAAGAGCTTTACGGGGCGGTTCTCGATGACGTGCCAGGCGCGTTGTGGAAGCGCGATCGAATCAACGCTCTGCGCGTGATTGAGGCTCCCGAGCTCCGTGTCATCGTCATCGCCGTGGACCCGGCCGTTACGTCGGGCGAGTTCGCGAACGAGACGGGGATTCTTGTGGCCGGCGTTGGCATCGACGGGCACGGCTACGTGCTCGAGGACATCAGCGGCAAGTACGCCCCGAACATTTGGGGCGACAAGGTCGTCGAAGTCTATTCGCGGTGGAGCGCGAACCGTGTGGTGGCCGAGGTGAATCAGGGCGGCGACCTGGTCGCGACGAACATCCAAACCGCCGCGCGCGACAAGGACGTCCAGATTATCGTCCGGAAGGTCCACGCGTCACGCGGCAAGCGCACTCGTGCCGAGCCCATCGCGGCGCTCGCCGAACAAGGCCGCATCCACCACGTTGGCGAGCACATCGAGCTCGAGGATCAACTCTGCTCTTGGGAGCCCGACGTGGTGACCGAAGACGGCCCGCAAAAGAAGATTCAGCACTCCGACTCGCCCGACCGGCTCGACGCCTACGTCTGGGCGTTCACCGACCTCATGATCGACCGCAACCCGAACGCTGGCAAACAGCGCGGCTCTTTTGCGCGTCGGCCCTCGATTGACGACGTTTCGCTCGGATAGCCTAAGTCGGGCGGTCCGCGCCTAAGACTTTGAGGCAGGCGGCGCATTTGACAGACGCCCTGTATTCGGTGACCCACGAGACGGAGTCCGACCGCTCCCCGCAGGCCACAAGCCGCTCGTCCCGAGGGCGCTCGGCATACTGGTCATAATGGACCACGAGACCCTGCCAGCCTGAACGTAATACGCGCATCTGAAACGCTCTCCTGACGCCAAACCGCTACCACATGCCCAAGAAAAAGCCAGCGCGCACGCGCACCGCAAAGGGCGTGAGGCGCCCGGCCGCTCGAGTGGCGTTGGGCAGTAGCCCGTGGTCTCCTCGCAGCGAGGGCCCGTGGGGGCCGCAAAGCTCGATGGCCAAGCCGGTCATGCCGCCGGCGAAGCTCGCGCCCATCGAGCAGCCGCCCGTGGGCGTCAGCCCGAAATACGGGCAGCTCGCGCCGTGGCCGCTCATCGACCGCTACCCGGTCGTCATCGGGCAAAACCTTACGCTCTCGTATATCGCGAGCGTCTTCCGGCTTGCGACGACGGGGTACCGCCAGCAGTACGTTGACCTTCTCGACGAGCTCCTCGAGCAGGACCCGCATCTCTACTCGGTAGTCCAGAAGCGCATTCTGAGCGTGGCCAACGGCCGACTCGAGATTGTGCCGGCGGACCTGCCGGAAGGCGACCCGCGCGAGGACCGTGCCGAGGCGCTTGCCGCTTGGGTCGGGCAGGAGGTCGCGCGCATCCCGGAGCTCGTCCAGCAGCTCGCGGGCCTGTTGTGGGGCGGTATCTACTACGGCGTAGGGAACTCTGAGATCCATTGGTCGCGGACCGGCGACGGCTGGCGCGTCGACCGTCTCTCCTTCATTCACTCGCGTCGTCTCGCGTATCCGGACCCGCAAGCGTGGGACTTGTACATCTGGGACCAGGGGCAGGTCTACGGCTGGCAAACGCCGTGGGGCGCGAGCCCGACAAACAACAGCATGTTCGGGCTGCGCGTCGCCGATTACCCAGGCAAGTTCATCACGCACGCGCCCAGCTTGCGCGGCGACTACCCGACGCGCGACGGCGTAGGCCGGCAGACGGCTACGTGGGCCGCGCTCAAGCGCATATCGGGCCGCGGCGCCTCGGAGTACCTCGAGCGCTTTGCTAAGCCGTGGGTCGACGTCTCCTTCACGACGGGCGCCGACGGCAAACCGCGCGAAGCGAACAACGAAGAGATCGCCGAGGCGCAGAACGCCGCCGGCACGCAGGGCGTAGGCTCGCTCTCGTCGTACGTGCACCCGGACACCATCAAGCTCGACGCCAAGGCGGCCGACGCGGGCCGGCCCAAAATCACCTACACGGATTGGATGGCCGTGTGCAACGCCGAGGAGTCCAAGGCCGTTCTCGGCGGCACGCTCGGCACCGAGGTCGGCAAGGGCGGCGGCAATCGAAGCCTCGGCGAAGTCCAGGAGCGCGGGGAGCTCGACCTCGAAGCGTATGACGCCCAATGCCTCGGCGACACGCTCGACCGTGACCTTATCCAGTGGCTGGTGCGCCTCAACTTCCCAGAGGACATCGACATCGCGCCGCACGCAAAGATTCACGTCGCCAAGGACCCCGATCCGAAGACGGTGCTCGATAACGTTTGGATCGCGACTCAGGCCGGTATGCCGGTCGACGCGGACTGGGCGGCTCAGGAGTCAGGGTTGCGACTCGTCAACAAGGACAACGAGGACGGGCCCGCGCGCCGCACGTACAAGTCCGACGTGGCCGACCCGACCGCGGTCGACCCGGACCTGATGAGCGCCGAGGCCAAGCAACAGCAGGCCGACCAGGCGAAGCAGCAATTGGACATTCAGAAGGCGAAGGCCTCCGCGCCGACCATCATGCCTGGCCAAGTCGGCGGAGCGCCAAGGCCGCCGCTGGCCGTTGTGCCGAAGCCCGGTGGCTCCAGCGCCGCGCCGAAGCAGGCGGACGACGACACGACTCAACCCGCCGCGCCGGACAATCAGACGGCCGTGACCGGGACAGAGAGGGGCGGCGGACAACCCGCCGGCACCTTTCGCCCTGGGACACCGACACGCTCACGCAAAGCGTTCTACTAGGCTCAAGCGCGTAGAGTTCTCGCACAACACCGAAGTGGTCAAGACCGCAGAGTCGCGCCTGACCAAGACGCTCACGTCGAAGCTCGCGGCCATCGGCAAGCACGTCGCGGGTAAGCTCTCGCATCTCGCCAAGCCGGCGCAGATGTCCGAGGGCGGCGACAGGAAAGCGATCGACGAAGCCGTCGACGGCGCCGACTGGATGTCGGTCGCTTCGGCGGTTGCGGCCGAGACTGAGGCCGTCGCCACCGACGGCGCGAAGCGGGCGCTCCTGACGCTCGGCGTGGCCGACGACGAGAGCATTACCAGTCAGACCTTCACGAAGGCCGTCGACGAGGCCAAGGCGCGCGCCGCGGAACTCGTGGGCAAGTCGTGGGACGAAGACGGGAACCTCGTCGACAACCCCGACGCCGACATGGCCATCACGGACACGATGCGCGACGAGATTCGCGACGCGGTCGCGGAAGCCATCGAGAACGGCGACAGCGCGGCGGACCTGGCCGATACCATCGAGGGGCTCGGGTCGTTCAGCGAAGAGCGGGCGATCATGATTGCTCGTACGGAGATAGTGGCCAGCCACGCCTCAGGGCAAATGCGGGCTATGCGCGAGAGCGGCGTGGTCGAGCAAAAGGCTTGGTCGGCCGCGGGCGAAGAAGTTTGCGACGACTGTCAAGAAAACGAAGATGCTGGGCCGATAGGCATCGATGATGACTTCCCGAGCGGCGACGACGCGCCGATAGCTCACCCGCTTTGCCGATGCGCGGTGGTCGCTTACTTCCCCGACCCTGAAGACGAAGACTCCGGCGACGAAGACACGTCCGACGAAGAAGACGATTCCAGCGACGAGTAGTCGCCACAACTGAGGAAATCACAATGCCCGACGTAAATTACGGCTTCGAGATGGGGATGATCACGGTCGAGACGCCGATATTCGGCTATCCCAAGCAGGCGGCCGACGGCGCCGCCGGGACCGCGACCGCGGAGACCCCGGTCGGGATTATCGGCCCTGGGACGGTCGCGATTGCGCTTGCGGCGATTCAGATTCACCCATCGTCGAATCTCACGGCAGACAACTCCAACTTCGCCACCATCACCGTCAACAAGCGCACTGCTGCGGCTCCAGGTACGCCGGTGGCTCTGGCTGTCGCGGCGACGACGATCGCGGGCGCGAACTCTACGGGCAACTGGACCGCGTTCACGACCTTCAACATGACCCTTGTCGCCGGAGCATTTGTCAGTCCGGGCGACGAGATTACTGTCGCCATTACCAAGTCCGGTACCGGGGTCGTAGTCAACCCGCTCTTCCTCGGCGGCTTCATGACGGCCCGCTGATGTCTCGCTACCTCACCAAGACGCTCTGGTACACGAGCCCCGCGAATCCGATCCTTCCTGTCGGGAGCGTAGTCACGCTCTCGGACGCGGAGGCGGAGATGCACCTCGCCCAGCGCACGATCGAACTCATCCCCGAGCCTGCGCCCGAGGCGCCTCCGGCTCCAGTCGTGGCCTCGCCTGCGCCCGTGAAGTCCCGTGGGTAGGAAAGTCGTTCTCGACCTCGTCGTCTCCGACGTGCACATGCCGGGCGCGATGTCCGGATACGCCGCCGGCTACAATCAGGGCAAGGGCGCCGACCTTCAGCACGCCGCAATCGCCATCGTGCGCGACCCAACGGGACGCGTGCTTACCGTCACTCGACCCGAGCCGCCGCACGAATACTCGATCCCCGGCGGCATGGTCGAGCCGGGCGAGCAAGCGGACCGCGCCGCCGCGCGCGAGCTCAAGGAAGAATGCGGCATCGACTGCCACGCCTTGGCTCACGTCGTCGACATCACGTCGCCGACCGACGGGCGCACCGTGCACGTCTTTCGCTGCGACACGTGGTCGGGCGACGCGGTCGCCGTCGAGCCAGGGTCGAAGATCGCATGGCTCATGCCGGGCGACTTGATGCGGCAGGCGAAAAAGTTCCGCACGTCGATTCAAGCGATCATGAACGCGGGCGGGCTCGACATGCCGCGACGGCCGACGCGCACGTCAACCGACCGAAAAAGGCGCACCATGGGCGAACAGAAGAAAACTACGGCCGGCAACAGAGTGCCTCGGCATCGGCTGACGGGCCCGCCCGTCTGGGCTCGTACCGCCGCCGCTCCCGCCGCTGTCAAAGCGCCCAGCGCCGCCATGCGCGCGTCGGGCGGAGGCATCGCGCTACTGAACTGCGTCGGGCTCGTCACGCTCGACGACGAGTCGGCGCCGCGCGTCTGGAATCAGCTCGCCGAGGTCGGCAAGTTCTCGGGGCACCCGGCTGGCGACTTTGAACTCTCGCCGGCGGTGTTCGCCCAGATCTGCGCGAACTTCGCACGCGACCGCCTGCCCATTCCAATCGACATGGAGCACGCGTCCGAGCAAGAGCCGACGGACGGGACCATCCCGACGCACGGAGCGCCCGCGGTCGGCTGGATCTATCAGCTCGAGAATCGCGGCGCCGCCGGGCTCTGGGGCCTCGTCGAATGGCTTGAGCCTGCGCGAAGCTACATCAAGGAGGGGAAATACAAGTTTATCTCTCCGGCGATCCGCTTCGAGTCGCGCGACCGCGTAACGGGCCAGCCAATAGGCGCACGCCTGACGAGTGCCGGCATCACCAATCAACCGTTCCTCCGCAATATGCAACCGCTCGTCGCGAAGGACGGAGCGAAAACGAGGGTCTACTGCATGTCCACTTCAATGCCTGAAAACGTCGAAAAGGGACTCGAGGTCGTGGTGCACGAGCCGCCGGCCGAAGAGGAGCTGGAGCTCGAAGAGGAGAAGGAGCTCCACGCATCGATGGCCTACGGCCCCGCGCAATACATGAGCAAGGTACGCGCATGCCTCAAGATGCCGGACCTCTCGACTCCGAAGGAGTGCTCCGAGAAGCTCGAGAAGCTTCGCGACATGCACGCCGAGAGCGACGGGAACAAGACCGCTGACGGCGTGGACCTCTCGAGTTACCTCCGTTCGATGCGGACGCTGTCCGGCGTTGGCGTAGGGAGCACGTGGGAGAACGTCTTCGACGTCATCGAGGACATGATCGAAGCGGCCATGGACCGCGACCGAATCGAGGACACGGACGCCGGGCCGAACATGACCGACCCGAAGATGCCGCGGCCCGCACACGCCAACGCCCTTGAAGCGCAAGAGGGCAAGAACATGGACAACGTCAAGGCCGACCCGGGCGTCAAGCAGCCGGGTTACGGCAAGGGCGTGCCGCGCAAGGGCGACCCGCGCGACGGCTCGAAGCGCGACGGCAAGCCGCACAAAAATCCTCCGGAGATGCCTCGTCCGGACCACGCCGAAGAGGTGGAAGCAGAAGAGGGCAAAACAATGAACCCGAACGAGGACGATACGACCATGAGCGACGACAACAAATTGGTAGTGGCCCTCCGCGACGCGAACGGGCTGAACGGCAGCCTGACTCTCGAGCTCAAAGACACTAAGCACCGGCTCGCCGTTGCCGAGGCCGAGAACGAGCACCTCAAGACGCTCATGCGGACGCAGGAAGAGGCGGCCCTCATGCACGAGGTCGACGTCGCCTTCGAGACCTACAAAGACAAGAAGGGCCTGACGCTCAAGGATCGCCCGCACATGCTCAACTGGGCCCGCTCCAACGCCGACGGGTTCCGCGCGATGTATCCCATCGTGCCGACCAATCAGCGCCACCTGTTGCGCGACCTCACTCCGCCCGCGCCGAAGGTCAGCCCGGAAGCGCTCGACGCGTCCGGCCAGCCGCTCTCGTTCTCGCAGCTCACGCAGAAGCTCATGAGCGACCGCAAGCTCTCGTTCGACGAAGCTCAGAACGAGGCCGTTCGCCTGCAGCGCTCCTCGACTCGCGCGATCTAATCCACTTCATCACCAATTCACTGGGCGTCGCAACGGCCCGGGACTCCTTCGTGAGCCTCGGGCTTTTTGCTGCCCTGCAACTGAACAACTCAAAAAAGGGCAAAGCAAATGGCTACGACCGCAGCAGACTTCAACTGGGCCGGGACAGCGATTCCAGGTGGCGATTTCCCGTGCATCAACACGAGCGGGTCCACCATCGCGGTGGGCTCGTGCGTCCTCGTCGACGCGACCAACTCGCTCACCACGACTGCGTTTACCGGATTCTCCGGCGGAATGCCGTCCCCTGGCGCGCTACTCGGCACGCTGAACGCGTACCCGATGGGCGTAGCAATTGAGAACGCCACTGCCGGCGCGCAGTTCCGCGTTCGCCATTACGGCATCGCCGTCTGCTTCGCGACGGCCGCCGTCATCACCGCGGGCGACAAAGTATCGCTGGGCGCATCCGGCGCCGTGTTCACGAAGTCCGGCGTGAACCCGACGATCGGCCAGGCGCTCAACACCACGAGCGGGACGGCAAACGACCCCGTGCTCGTGATGATCGACATCGCAAACAACGCCTAACCCGCGCCGCACCCAGAACTCAAAACACGAAAGGTCATATCCAAATGTTGCATCAGATGCGTGACGCGGCGACGGGCCGGGTCGAGCAAGTCGAACTCTCTACCGGCAAGGTCTACGACCGCAACGGCACCCTCGTGCGCGAGATGGTGCCCATGGCCTCTATCGCGGGCCCGGGCGGTTCCGAAATCCCGCTGACCGCGCTGAGCGACTACGCGGCCAAGTGCTATTACGAATCGATGGCTCGCCAGTACGGCAAGCCGGTCACGATGTCCAACCGAGAGGCCGACGGACGGCTCGTCAAGATGGACCTCGGCGTCAGCGACGTGCATATCGCCGCCGCGCTTCCGAACTACGCCGCCGGCTACCACCTGGCGGAAGGCGTCGCCGACATCGTCAGCCCGCCCATCCTTGTCCCCAAGCAAAGCGACAAGTACTTCACTTGGGACAACGCCAACGAGTTCAAGCGAAAGTTCCCCAACGCGTCGAGCCCCGGTGGCGCGGTCGCCGAGGTCAACCCGACGTTGAGCAACTCGCTCTACTCGACGAACGAATACGCCTTGGGCGCGTTCATTCCGACCGAGATTCAGTCGAATGCCGATTCTCCGCTGCGCCCCTTCCAGAAGGCGGTGCAGATGGTGATGACGAATCTCTTGCTCGAGCGCGAGATTCGGACGGCCGGACTTCTCGAGACCAGCGCCAACTGGACGAGCGGCAACGTGCAGACGCTCGCCGCGGGCGCGCAGTGGGACGGCGGCGCCGCAAGCGACCCCGTGCTCAACATCCACACGGCGATCGAGAAATCGTTCCTCCCCATCACCGGCATCGTCTGGTCGGAGCTCGTCGAGCACGACTTCGTCCGCAATCCGGCCGTGCAGAAGTACGTCGGTTACAAGACCGATATGCCCGGCATTCCTTCGATGGCCGAGTTCGCGTCGACGCTTCGCCTTCCGCCCATCTACACGGCGAAGATGAAGTACACGACCAACGGCGGCACGCTCACGTACGTCTGGGGCAATCACGTCGTGCTTCTGCACGAGCCCCCGGAGAAGCCCCCGAGCTCGCAGCAAGACGTAGCGACTTCGTACACGTTCCGCTGGAACGGTGGCGAGGCCCCCGACGGCAGCATGACGGCCGGCTTCCTCGTCCGCACGTACTTCGATCCGAAGCGCGGCGGAAGAGGCGGTACTCAGGTCATCGTGGTCCACAACGATGTTGAGGTG